CTCGCCCGGCTTACTTGGCCGGCTTACTTGGCCAGCGCTAGCACGGTCAACGTCACCGGGTTGGTGTTGCTCACCACTACGCTAATCGCCGTCCGTGCGCCGAAGTTAAACGTGGCCGTCATGTCGGTGCTGTTCGTCAGCACTGACGAGCCCACCGTCGCGCCGGTCACCCAGTTCGAACTGTTGTTGGAGTGCAGCAGCTTGATCGTGGTGGTATTCGTGCCACTCATCGCGATCACGTATTGCACATCGATGCGGTCGAAGGCGCTGATGTCGACGGCCGGCCCTTGCGTGTTCTGGGTAATGACGCTGCTGAAGAGCGTCATGATTTGCGGCGCAGCGGCCACGCGCGTGGTGCCGCCCGGGAATGTAGGCGCAGCGGCCGCAGGCGTCGCAGGCTTGGCCCCAAGCGCGCCGAAGGCCAGCACCGTGATCAGCACCCCTGTCACAACAGCGGCCAGCACCGCCCGCGCTCGCGTGAATCGTCCTTTCATGTTTCTCCGTTGCACCGGAGCCGCCCGCGTGGGTGACTCCGGTGTCGTTCCTCAACTCACTTCACGGTCGTCGGCTTAGATGCCGTCGGCGATGTTGGTGATGATGCCAATCGCGCTCGGGAAGTAGTGCGCCAGCACGCCGTCGAAATACACACCCGACTCGTATTGGCGCTTGATCAGCGGCCAGTCGATCTGGTAGTAGTCCTGGCGCAGGTGCATCTCCATCACGTTTGCGACGTTCGAGGACGGATACGGCAGGACATCCGTGTGCGCCATCATCGTGCCGGGCGCGGCATCGGGATGCAACGCGAGCGTCACGAGCTGGCCGCCGCTCATGCCGTAGCGGTTCAGATACGAACCGACGACAGAGCCGGCCACCACACCATTGACGCCGTTCGCGAAGTCCCCCGACATGCGGACGATGGGGCTGCCGTTGTTCTTGATCACCAGCGACGTGATGTTCTTGACTTCCTGAGACGACACGTAAATCACGTTCGGGCTCAAGCGGTAGTTGTCCCACATGCTCTTCAGGAGCGTCTCGATTTGGTCGACCGCGCCGTCGCTGTTGCTGGCGGACAGCTTTGTGCCGGTGCCAGCGGTGCCCGTGGCCAGCTTCTGGACTGTGCCGCCGGCGAAGCCGATGTTCAGCAACCCGTCAAACTCATACGTGTTCTTGGAGCGATCCGAGGTGAACAGGGTGCTGAGCGCCTGGCCCGTGCCCGCGAGCGCTGTCAGCTTCACGCTGTTGATGGTGGTGATCGCTTCGAGCTTCTCGTTGCCGCTCGTGCCGACATACCACGCATATGCCACCGCGCCGGTGACTGCCGCCACAGAAGCGCTGATCGTGCTGAGGTTGCCGCCCGAGGTGGTCGTTGTTCCGGCCGTCGACTTGATCGCCGTGCCGGGGTTGTAGGTGTAGGTGCTGCCGTCGGGCATGGTCACCGTCTGCACACCGGGCACGCCGTCGGTCATGTTGGAGGCCAGCCAACCGGCGTGTGTCAGCGCGACGCACACGACGTTGTAGGCCGCGTCGGCAATGCTGCCGCCGGTGGCCGCATTGGCCACGGTCGGCGTGGGTGTGGTGCCCAGGGCAATCGCGTCGCCGTTGCCGCCGTAGATGATCCGCTCTTCCTGAATCATGTTGGCCCACAACAGCCGCTGGGCCGTGGTGGCGCGGATGTCTTCGAAGTTGACCGCCGCGTTCACAGCCTCAAACGTCACCGAGTCTTCCAGACCGATGGTCTTGTAGCTCGCGAGTTTGTCGGCCGTGGTCAGGCTGACCGTGCCGTTGCGCTTGCCTTCGGGCACGCCACCGCGCAACTTGCCGGTGTTGATCGCGGTCACAACCTTCCAGCGTGTGGCGATGTCGCCATTGCCTTTCACGCGCGGAATTTTGTTGCGCAGCGGGGTGATCACCGGGAAGAGGTTCTTCGCCGGGGCTTGCAGGTCGTACCATGTCAGGCCCGTCGCCTGGGAGATGGCCTTGTTGAGAATCTTCGGGTCGCCCGCGTTCGCAGCCTTATTCAATGTCGACTGCTGAAACAGGGCGATGGTGTCCTGGCTCATGTCGTTCAAGCCAGCAATCAAGTTACGCATTATTCTCCTGTGCGCTTAGCGCACGTCTTTACATGTTTTGTGTGCCGGTGCCGTTGCCGGGGTGCCGGTCTACGCAATCGTGCGGCCGCCGCCTCGGTGGACCTGACGCAGCACCAAGTCGGCGCGCTTGGCCATGAGGTTCTGCCGCTGAACTGGATCGGTCTCATCGGCAATCAGCTTGTCAAGCGCTGCAACCATCGCTTGATCGCCATCCATTCCGCCGCTGGGGTTGACTTCGCGCAACACTGGACCAGCCACACGCGGCGCGGTCTCCACCTTCACGAGTCGATCCGTCAGAGCGCCGAGCCCGGCCTCAATAGCATCGAAACGTTTGGCGAGGTCGCCACCTGTGCCGTTCAGTTTGATGAGCGGCTCAGCACCAGCCGCGAGAATGTCTTTAGCTTTGGCCAGTAGTGCATCGCCGAATGTTGCGAGCGACTTCTGGACTGCAGCGTCAACCGCTGCCTGGATGGATTTGTTCATGTCTTCGTCTTCCTCCTCTTTCTTTTCGCCGTCGCCGTTGCCGGCGTCGCCACCTTCGGCGCCCTCGGTGCCTTCGGCCTTAGCAGCACCGTCGGTTGTGGCGGCCGCCGTGGTTTCGGTTGCGCTGCCGGCAGCGGTGCCGGCGGCTGCATCAGTCGAAGCGTCCGCCGATGTCTCTTCGGTCTTGGCTTCGACTTGCTCTTCGAGAGCCTCGTCTTCCTTCATGTCGGCTACGGCCGCCTGTGTAGCCGCCCCCTGCTTTGTCACTTGATCGTTGAGGGCCGAGGTGAGGAGTTGTGCGGCTGTTTGCAGCTTGGTCGCCGTGCCGGGGTCGCTGACCGTCATGCTGGCCGACAGGCCTGCAACGAACGCGAGCGCACTTGAAATGTCGCCAACTGCTTGACCAGCTGACCAGGCAATCCACGAGGCCTCGTCGGCGTCCTTCTTCAAGTCTCCGGGGCCGGCCGCTTTGGTGGCTTCAGCGCATGCGGCACCAAGGCTGCACGCACTGTCGTGAATGGATTGGAGGAGATGCATATCGGATGCGCTGTGGCGTGCGCCGGCTTTGGCGAGTTCACTGAGGTCGCCTGCCAGCTTGACCAGTGCCTCATCAGCAGGCTCGCCGACGAACTTGACCATCTCCATCGCACCGCCAGCTTTGACCATCGTGAACACGGCGCCGTGCATGCACGGGTTGTCGACGATGCTGATCTCTTCGGGCACGGCTTCGTAGCGGAGCAGGCGACCGTCGCGCTTGCGCTTCTCGCCATATTTGCCGCCAACGCTGAAGCCGGTGTAGACACCCTCGACCACCTTGTTCCATTCGTTGTCGTCGACGATCTTGGTGCCGATGTGGATCGTCTTTGTCGCATCGTCCAAGTGCATGTCGATGATCTTGCCGGCCGCAACCGGCTGATGCATGGCGCGCACATTGCCGAGCGACTTGCCGCCGCTGGCTAACTGGATCGCCTGCGACCATTTCTCGAAGTTCGGCTTGGACCATTCGTAGTCCATCACCTCGTCGGACTTGTCCGGCGCTTCTTCGGCCGCCACGCCCCACACTTCGCGTCGCTCGGCGTCGACCTTCGTGATCGGGATGAATCGATTCATACTCACACTCACCTCTTCCGCGCGAGCGCGGGAAAAACGAAACGCGGGCACTGAAGTCGAAATGCTGTGGATTGCTCCACGCACTCGGTTCTTCAGCGCCCGCGTTCCTTGTTGTCAACCGGCCCTACCGGGCCTAAGTATCAAGTTCACGCGCGGCCAGATCGACACCGCGTTTGTTTGCGAACGAGAGTATATAGCACAGGTGTGCTAGGCGTCAATGCGACCTAGAAACCTCCCTGCTCTATCCGCCTCGTAATCGCCCTTTGAATCTCCGTCTCAACCACGTCGATGCGCTTGATGACTTGCTCGGGCAACTGCCACCAACGCCCCTTGTGCATCCACGCCTGCATGGTTTCATCGCCAATCACGAACGGGCCATATGGCACAGCGGTGCCAATTTCGCTCTCGGCGCCGTCCGCCGTCGAGCGCGTGTCTACTGTGATTGACCGGCCAAGCAGACCCGTGCGTCGATAGGTCGACTTCTCGGGCTTCGGCGGATAGGGCGGCAAGCCGCCGTGAATCTCATACATGCCGCGCTGCAGGCCATAGAAGATTACCGTGCGCAGTTCCGAGAACGACACCGCCTCGGCCAGCTCGTCGAAGCGGTCGATGTTGGTGACGTCAACGTTGAATTCAACCGAAAGGTTGTCTGCCATGATCAAACTCGCTGCGACACAGACGGGCTGATACCGGTGTCAGCGTCCCAGTCATCAGGCTTGTTCACAACCGGCTGTCGATAGCACCTGCAGCGCGGGTGGGCACTCGGTTGCTTTATCTCCTCTTTAGTCTCGGGGTGAATGAATGGCTGACCTAACGGCCGGATCTGACCGGCCAGCGGCCCGCACACTTCACACACGAACTCGTCTTGGGCCGTGAACCATTGGCTGCCCCAGATCCCTGCCGCCGTCCACGCCACCTCGTTTCCAGCACTGAATGCATTGGTGCTCTCCGTTGCAGCGATGACCTCAGCCCGCCGTCTGTCATCAATCACGGCCATGATGCGCTTGACCAGGTCGGGCATCGTCTCGCCTTTCTTGATAGAGTCAGCGAGCGCCTTGCGGATCCGGTCTCGCGTGACGTCAGTGATGCCGCGGATCAACTCGCCAGCGTGGCTACGCGCCCAAGCACGCGCGTCGTCGTTCACCAAATCCCACGACACGCTGGCCACGATCTTCGGCGGCACGCTGAACATGCCGTCGCCGTCATCCGGGTTGCGCACCTCACTCACACCGAGCCGCGCCATGCGCGCCAGCCACTTGAACAAGCCCGGCAAGAGCGCAGCAATGAACGCAGTCCAGAACGGCGCATCGTCGGCGAGCAGCTTGTTTACCGCAGTCTCGCTATCGTCCTCGTCGAACGCCGGCAGGTCATTGACCAGCGCGGCAAACACCGCCGCGAGCCACTCTTGCAAGCGTGCCTCAAGGGTATTGCGGCCGCTCGTTGGGTGCCCCTCTGAGGCCTTGCCCAGCATGGGCACCAACGAGCGGCCCAGTGCTTTTGGGCCCAGCGACTCCCAACGGATCGCGCGGACGAAGGCCTGGTCAACTTGGTCTATCGTCATTGCCGCCTTCAGCGCTTGCCGCAGAGTGCGCTGAAGCACTGGGGCCAATGCGCCCTTAGCCACCCCCGGCGGCTCGCAGTCCGCTTGCTTCTTGTCCCACAAACGGCGTCTGCATTTCTCACGCCACTGATCCAGCGCCATCTTCACGAAGTCGGGCGGCACTTCATCGGCCTTGTCATCAGCCTTGTCGTCGCCCTCATCCGTCTCGGTTGTGTTCACCTCAGCCGCGGGCGGCGGTGGTTGCGTGGGTTGCGCTTCAGCCGGCTTGGCATTCTTCACCGGCGCGAGGATCGCTTCGATCTTCTCCGGTGCAATGGTCGGGAACGCCACCTCGATCAGGTTGCGCGCCGACTCATACGGTAGCTCACCCGCAGCCACGGCCGTGACCAACCCCGAAAGCGACGTGATCTGTGCGCCATTCAGCGCCGTCGCTTGAATCGTGCTTGCCTCCTCGGCTAGCGCCTTGGCTGGCTCGTTGCCGTCACCTGCACCGGCAGCCGCTTCAGTCTTCGGCGCATCAGCCTTGGCCACAGGTGCCGGTTGCTCTGCGGCAGCTGGCGCGGCCTGTGCATTCTGTGCGCCGTCTGCGCCGTCTGCGTTGGCTACGGGTTTCACCGCGAACAGTTCGTCGGCAAATACAGGCACCCCGTTGATCAACATGAACGGCTTGACGTTCGGGATAGGGGGCTGGCCACGCTTCTCGCGCCAGACGTTCATATCGATGATGCCGTTGCGCAGTTCGATCTCGCTAAGTTGAGCCTCTTTGACCTGATCCTCTTGGGGCCCGATGTTCATGAACTTGAACGCGAGCGGCGCTTTGGTCTGCATGCGCACGATCGAGGTGATCAGGCTCTCGACATACTGCACCATCGGCCCGAAGCCCAGCCGGTATTGCGTGTTCTCGGCTCCTTCCATGAAGCCTTTGCCGCCAAGACCGCCGCCGCTCACGATGCCAAGTTCAGCCGGCGTGAAGCCGAAGCACCAACACGCGAGCTTCAGCATCCACTCATCAAAAACGGTCGTCTCGGCCGGGCGGCGAAACTCATACACGGGCAAGTTTGTGCCGTTTGAGGGGAGGAACTTCAGCCGCCGTAGCTTGGCTGTATCGCCAACCAGCAGCGCGTCGAAGTATTCCTGGAACGTGGAGATCTGCTCAGTCGTCCAGTCTGCCGGCAGACCGAGGATCGCCTCGGGCACGTTGGTCTGATCCCAATACTGGGCGTCGCTAAATTTCTTCCGCAGCGCCTGGTTGATGCGGATGATCATGAACTCAATCGGCGACGTGCCGTAAGGGCTGGTGATGTTGGCGTTGAACGGCTTGTAGACCAGCCGCTCGTTGGTGAACCATTGCCACACCTGGCCCTTAATCATCTGCACGTAAGCGGGCAGCGGCGCCGTGGGCGTCTTGCCACGTGCATCGAGCAGCGGCCGAATGAGCGCGCCGTCGATCTGGTCAACCGACGTGAGCGCGTCGCCTTCCATGTGCAACCATAGCGACGGCGCATCGATGACGAGCATGTCATCGAGCACGCTGTTCAGCCAGCTGTCAAAGTCCCGCTGGCCGTCGGGCTTCTCCCAGAACTCGCGCAGCGCGTCCTTGTCTTTGTCGTAGTTGGTCTTGTCGCCCTTCTTGCGAGGCACGAAGTCCCATTCCAGGGCGCGGATCTCGCGCTTGATCGACTCGACGACGATCCGCACTTCCTCGCACAGACTGGCGAATGACCGCAACTGCGAGAATGGCAAGAGACCATACCCGCCGCGCGGTGTCATATACAGGTTGATGCCCGGAGGGAAGTCGAACACGCGCGGCTGCTCGTCGAGCGGGCGCACTGGGTTCGTGGGTGCGCCCGGGCCAAACTGCGCTGACTGCCACGACTGCGCGTATGCGGCCGCACCGGCCCCAACACCGCCGGCCCCGGTCATGTCCATTGCAACGTCTTCAGGCATTGTTCACCTCGTTTACTTCGTTGGTGTCGGCTTGGGGTTGCCGGCTCTTCTTTAGCTGTTCACGGGCATATTCCGCCCAGCCGGGAGCGACCGCGTATTTCGTGTTAATGAAACGCGCGGCCGCGCAGTAGTTCTCGGCGTGCGCAAAGTGATCTGGTCCGGTCTCGACATAGCGTGCGACTTGCTCGCCATTCTTCTTTGTCTCAATCGTGCGCACACTCGCTTTTAGGTGCGGGTAGTAATCGACCAGAAATCGCATGCCTTTGATGCCCGACGGCAGCGTGTTGATCTGATCAAAGAACAGCGCAAACGTCGCGTCGAGGCTGCGCGTGCGGTCTAGTAGCGCAACACCTTTTTCTACGCTGAAACTGACAGGATCGGGAATCTTGGTATCGGCGTCGTAATAGCTCAGCCACACCGTGCCGCGTTTGAACTTGCCCTGCAATTCACGGGCCTTGGTCGTTTCGGGCAACGCATCGATTACAACAGTGTCAACGCCAAAGCGATCGAGCGTCGGCTTGACGTCGTCCCACGTCAGCATGCCCGCCCACAATTGCATGCGCTCACCGGTTTCCACGTCGAGACCGCGAATCACGCAATGCAACACGCCGCCGACATCGATGCCGGCGACGACTGTCGTCCCAGCGGGTTTCACACTCGCGTGAGCATATTCACGTCGGCACGCATCGATCACCTCGTCGGACACCTTCAATCCACGAGGTGAATATGTTTCGCCAAGGTCTTGGTTCCAAGCCTCGCGCATTTTTGTTTCATCGGTGGTCTGCAGTGCCTTGACCAAATCCAGCAGGTTGGCGGCTGGGCTGAATAGCTTTGTGAGATGGAAGCCGGCAATGTCGCGAGTGGGATACGTGGCTACCCACTCACCTGGCTGCAGCCGGTCTAGTTCAGCGCCGCACGACCGACATACAGCGAATGCGCGGCCGTCTTCTTGACCATGCCAGCGTGCCGGCCGGTCCAGTGAATCCCACTCAGTGACGATTGAATGCATCGTCATCGGTTGCCACTCGCCACACTTTTCACATCGCACATGCCACTCGCGCTGGTCGCTTAGCATCCACTCAGCGTGGATGCCGGTGCCGGGATATGTAGGCGTCGACACCCATCGCTCTTCAGCGAGCGCACTTGCCCCCAAGCGCTTGCGTGCAATCGTCGGCGCACGCGGATCCATCTCGTCGACTTCGTCAAGAATCAGCACGTCGGCGTCGATCGATTTCAATTGCGCAGCCATACCGCGGTCGTCGACCTTGCCGCCGCGGAAATAGATGAAACGGTCGCGAATGCGTTTCAGCGTGACGCGGTCCGCGCCACGCCGACCTCCTTCCCCGCCACCATCAATGATGAGTTCGCTGAGATATGGCGAGGCCTCGATGGCGGGGCCAAGGCGGGCGGACGAGAAGTCGCTCACGTGTCCCTCGGTCGGGAACACATATAGCGCCGTCGCTCGGCGCTGGTCACAGGCGTGGATAGCGTAGCTGAGCAGGTATTCGCTCGCGCCCATCTGGCTCGCCTTATGGACAACCATCTCACGAGCCGAGCAGTCGTATAGCCCGAGCAGATACGGATGACGCTTGAAATCCAGGGGGCGATCGGGGATCAGCATGCCGCGATATTGCAGCGTCCAGTCACGCAGCAAAAGCGGGACGCGGCGCGCGACTTGGCCATTAGCCAGTTGTTGCATGCGCCTAGCCGCCAAATCCATCAACACCGGCTGCGGCAAAAATCGCAGCAAGGATTGGGTCGCTTCGTACTGCATTTTCGTCAAGTCCCAGCTTCTCGGCCATGTCCTTCAACTGTTGGCCTGTGTTCACCTTCACCGTGTCCCCTTCGGTCGTCTTGCGGATCTCTGTGGCTGCTGTCACGTCACCCTTGTAGGCTGCGTTCGCGATAGCCAGCGCGATCATCTCGGCCCACGTGGCCCCAGCGGCCACCATCTCCGCCGCATACCGTTTCATGTCGCCAGCCACAGGTCGGCCAAGCACGTCGATGTATGCATGTCGCAGCAGCGTGAGTGCTTTACGCGGTCGCCCACTGGGGTTGCCAGATTGGCCGGGCTTCCAAGGCTTTAGATTCTTGCTGCCAGCTCGGCCGCTGGTTTTTTTGCTCCCCTTTCCACTGTTTCTTCCACTGGTATCACTGGAGTTTCTGCGTTTGGACGTCGCCATATTCGCTCACGGCCACCTCACACCGCCGCCTCAGTTACGTGAAACACGCGCTGATCGGTTGACTTCCCGGTGCCGGTGGCGATGAAGCGATATGTCCATCGGCCGGGCGTGTCGACGTCGATGTCGGCGTGGTATTTGCCCGTGCTGTCCCGCAGCAGCGCTGCGTCGACGCCATACACGTATTCGATGACCGAACCGGTCGGTGGCTTGATGCGCAGCTTGACGGCGCTCGGGTCTTGGGCCGCGCCGGCGTCGTCGGTGAACTCGTTGGTTACCTTCACCCGTGACCCTTGCAAATAGGTATTGACGTCTGCCATGTTTCACTCCAGTTCTTCATCGCTTGCACGGGCGCGATATGCGAGCACATCGGCGGCGGTAGCTACGTAGCGTGCAGCGTCAGACGCGCGAGCATGAGATACGAGACGATCGTCGGCCTGTGCATGCAGCAGCCGAGCGGTTGATCCAGCTGCCGCCTGCTCGCTTAAGGCCATGCTGTCCGCGACGGCCAGCAGCACCAGGATGCTGACTGCTTCAGTGAGCGTCGCGCTATCGCTCACCGAGACGACGAGCAGAGCAGCGTCGATGCCGCCGACATCGGTCAGCGTTCCTGCGTCGTTGACAGTCAGCGTGACATCGATGGCCACCGACTCGGCGAGTGCAGCGGCGTCCGCCAGGGCGACGCTGGCAGCAAGTGCGGCTGCCTCACCCAACGCCCCTTGGTCCACGTGCGCAGTGGCAACGGCAATAACAGCAGACTCGCTCAGCGCGCCACTGTCGTTGCCGGCAACACTCGTCCCTGCAAATACATTAGAGGCATCTGTGACGGTGGCTGAATCGCCTGCCGATAGCGCCACGGCGATCGAGGCAGAATCACTTAGCGTGCCCGAGTCAACGACGCCTACGGCTACGCTGAGTGAGCGGGTTTCGCTCAATGCCGCACTGTCCGACGCCACAAGCACCACGGCAATTGAAACCGACTCGCTCAGTGCAGCGCTGTCAGTCGTTGAGGCAGCCGCTGCAATCGATGTGCTATCCGTGACCGTGACACTGTCGGTGCGCGAGTGTGACACCAGGAGTGCAGCCGTATCGCTCAGGGTTCCGGTGTCTGACGCGGCCAGGGTAGCCGTGATGGCCGGCGTGTTGTCTGTGAGCGTGCCGGTGTCACTGTTGGCCGTGCCGATCAAAACGGCGCTGCTGTCTGTCAGGGTCGCGCTGTCAGCCGCGGCTGGCGCGGCTGTGATGGCTGGCGTGCCATCGGTCAGGCTGGCGCTGTCACTTGTTGCTAGGGCAGCCGTGACGGCTGGCGTGTTGTCTGTGAGTGCTGCACTATCCGAGCCCGCCACGCTCACCGTCGAAGACGCCGAGCGTGGCGGCGTCCATACCGACGTTGGGTAAATCATGGGCGGGTGCGGCTGCACCGCTGTGCCCGTCACCGTGGGCGCTGCGCCTTTCAGGTTCGTGTTGTCGCGCAGCAGCGGCAGATACACTCTGAGCGACGTGGGGCGAATCAGATGAGGCGAGACACCCTTGCCAAGCGCGGCTGCTTCCGCCGCGGTCAGGATCACGCCGTCCCAGATCGCAAACTCAGCGAGGTATCCATCCCACGAGCGCGCGCTGTCTAGCTTGCGGTTGCCTACTGACCAATCACAGGCAACCGCGGTGAACGTGCCCACTGGCGCGGTGTTCTCTGTGACAGTGACCGACACGCCATCGACATAGATGACCGGGTCGTTCGCCGTCGACGAGGCGTCGTAGGTGACGAGGATATGGTGCCATGCTCCCGCACTTGGTTCGGTGATGGCCCATTCCGCATCTGAGCCGCTCCAGTCTGGCTCGAAGAAGACATACGTGCCGCCGGCGCTCGCTCTGTCCAGCTGAGCAAAGTCGTCGCCTCCATCCCACATTCGCCGCCCAGCCGCAGCACGCCGGTATGTCCAAATGCCGTAGCTAACCTGCGTGGCGCGCGCGAAGCTCTCGGCCGTCGTGATCTTGTCGGTCGTCCCTGCGCCTACGGTCGAGTTGAATCCTCGCGCCATGATGCTAGGTTTCTTTCACAACGACTTCAAGCAGTTCGGCGTCGCCGGTCATGTCGTCGGTGCCGGTGGTGCCATTGGCGTCGCGGTTGATCTTCAGCCGGAAGGGTTCGCCGGCAACCAATGAGTCCATCTGCGCGCCGGATGTAAATGTGATACTGGTCTTCTTGGCTACGCCTGATGTGCCCGATGCTGTCGTACCTGCTGATTGCGCAGATGCAAACGAGTCCGAGTCATGGTCAGTGCTCAGATCGTCCCGCTCGATGGCAGCCTCCCAGCGGCACGAGCCCGAGGTGGCTGACGTGGCCATCCAGTAGATGTCCACGGTGAGGCCGCCGCCGCCATAGTTGTCAGGCAACACACCGCGGAACACGGCCGCTTCATCGGTCGAGGCGTCAAAGTCGAGCACCACGATCGAGTTGCGGGTATCGAGGGTGGCGTAGTTCGACGCCGGCGGCTCATTTGCGCCGGGCGTGAAGACTGCCAGAACGTTGCCGCTTGCCATCTATATCCGCCTTGCGCTGGCCCGTTAGGCCAGCGTCAATGTCACGGTCATGGCCCAGCTCGCGGCGCTGGTCTTCGTGCCAAGAGACTCGACCTTGCGGTTGAGCATGCGGCCGGTGGCCGCGGTGGGGGAGTTGAACACGCCCCATTCGGCCCAGGCCCAGTTGGCATCGCTGGTGCCAAAGGTGCTTTTGAACTGGGTCGACGCCGCGCCAGACGTGGTCGCGTCGGTGTGCGCTGGGAAGGTCGCGTCCATGGCCTTGCGCAGCTTGTTCGACGCGGCTTGCAGGTCGGTCTGCGTGGCAGCTGCGGCTGTGCTGGAGTCACCGGCACCGATGGCCGCGTTGCCGTTGTTGAAGAACGTCAAGGCCTGGCCAGCGGTGCCGGTGCCATTGCCGATGAGGCACTGCCACAAACACGATGCGCCGCCATACATCAACAAATTTCCCTCGCGCTCAATCGTCTCGTAGGGCGTGACGCCGGCGGCGAGGATGTCGGCCTCTTGGGCCGTTTCAGGGTTGAGGCCCGCCGCGGCAATGTCGTGCGCGTGGAACTTGCGCAGCATCCATTTTGCCTTCCAGGTCACCGGGTCGTGCAGGCCCAGTGCGGCCGCGAGCTGCGCGCCTTCGTTAAATTGCATGTTGTCTGCTTGCATGTCGTGTCTCCTGTTGAACTGAGCTAACGTTGAACTGAGCTAGAAATGAAAGACCTTCGCCGGCGGGTGATATCCAGCTGGGGGTGCATCGCCACTGAGCAGATTGACCGGCTCCAGCGCCCGCTCGGCCACAATCTCGCCGCGATAGGCAGCCTGTAACTCCGGGATATAGGGCGAGAGTCCGTAGCCCCACCAACCGCCTGAACCATTGTTCTCGTCGCCCCACTGGAAGCCTGTGCCAAAGCGGTACTGGCTGTCATATTGCTTGCCGTCGGGCATCGTGAGGCGTTGCGTCACCACCTTCAGCCGATACGCTGCCCAGGCTCGGAACTCGGCCGAGGTGAAGCCAGCCCAGCGCATCCCGCCGGCACCGGCTTCCACGCCGTCCTCAGTCGAGCACACCGCCTTGATGCGCGGGTCGAAGCCGCAGTGCGTGAACAAGAATTGCCAGCGACAAGGGAACCAGATCGGGGCGTAATACTTGAAGTCCTTCGGGTTGCCAGGCGCGCTCTTGTCGTAGTTGTGGATGTCGAACCAGAACAGCCCCGAGTTGTAATGCGGCGCGTAATACGTTCTGATCGCATCACAGATGTCTTTGTTGGTGAAATCGGGGTTGCCGTGCGCAAAGCCGCCGGCGATGTAGGTGGCGTTGGGCGCGCTCCTGCGCAGCTTGGTCGCCATCTCCACATCGAACTCGGCCCGTCTCTTGATGCCGTCGACGGTTGAGCCATAGCCGGGCACGTCGCTCTCGTTGCGGCCGCGATAGAACGCGCGGCTGCGGCTGGTCTCATTGACGTTGATGCCGTGCTGCGCGAGCAGCTCGTCGGCGCTGATGGCGGCCGTGTGATAGATGCGGTGCCACGCGATGGCGTCGGTGTATTTGTCTGCCAGCTGCATGGCGCCGACGGCGTTGTTGAACACCCCGACCGCTTTGGCGTTCATCGCCAGCGCCTCGGACGCCTTGCCCTTGCCGCCAAGTTCGTGAATGCCCAGGATGTAGCGCGCGTCGACTGCTGTCGGCGGGGTCGGCGGTGTCGCAATGATCGGCTCGAACTGATCGGCGCGGATGAAATACTCGCGCGGCGTTTTGTCGTCGACGTCGAAGATCGGCATGCCGCCAATCGACATGGGCCACGAATACCAATCGCCCCCCTCGCCGGCAACGATCTTTCGCACCGTCGCCTCGGAGCCTTTCAGCACCGTGCCGATGTAGGGCGGCGTGATGGTGGGATTGGTGGTGGCCTGCGGCCGCACGTAGGAGCTGGTCGCCTTGACCCGCACCTTCGTGCCGGCGGGCGCGCCGGTGATGAGCGCTTTGCCGCTTGGCCGCTCCACGATGCCGACTCGGTAGAGTGACCCCAGGGCCGCGGCTTCGGCTGCATCGAGCACGGCTTTTGTGGCCGTCAGATTCGAGCCGCCTGCACCCAGGTGATATGGGTCGTGGTAGGTCGTGTCGCTCAGGCGCACGATCCAGTGCAGGAAGTCGCCGGTTTTGTCGCTGCGGTTGTCGAGCGGCAGCTTTGAATACTTCACCAGGGCCATGGCTGGATATCCGCCGCTGGTGCCGTAAACGGGCGTCAGTCCTAAGGATTTCAGCGCACTGGCCAGGTCATTCGATGTGGTGCCATCGTCTTTGACGTCGATCTGCGCAGACAAGGCGGCCACGGATACATCGGTCGCCTTGCCCACCCAGCGTGCGAGCATCAGCACGCACGCCGCCCCACAGTCGTTGCGGGGGGTGTTGCCTTTCTGGCTTACATATGGAACGGGTGTTGTCATTAGTCCCACTTCGCATCCGGCCGGTGGTGGACCACCTTGACCGTCATGTCGTAGAGTTTGTTGTTGCGCTCTGCCCA